GCTACGACCCAGAACGTAGGCGTAGCGTGCCTTGAACCGCAGCGCGATCATGTCCCGCTCGGCGAGGTTCAGGGAACCGACCGTCGCCTGATCCAAGAACTTCACGGTGATGTCCTGGCGGACACCGATGCGAACACGGCTGGAGTCGGCGATGATGGCCTGCACACCGGCTCCAGTCCAGGCACCGTTGCGGTTCAGGACCGTGTTGTAGCCACCGAACGACTCATCACGCCACACCGGATCACCGAGGGAGTTACGGACGTTCTCCACGTCGTAACGGAAGGTGAGCGGCGCCAGCAGGGTATCCGGCTGGAAGCCGACCGCCGCGACAGCACGGGCAGCCTGGGTGACACCACCGACGAGGTCGGCGACGTTGGCGTTGCCTGTGCTGTAGGTGATGGTCTGCGACGCGGCTGACGCGGCCGGGTACAGAGCGTTCGACGTCCACGATGCCGGCTTGGAAACACCGAACAGGATGGCCTGGTCGAGCTTCTTGCCGATGGCCTCACCCGCACGACGGGTGACTTCCTCGAGGATGGGGGCGGTGGCGTCCGCAAGAACATCCTCGTGGATGGGCACGATGACAGCCAGCTCTTCGACGACCATGGTCAGGTCCTGCCAGGTCACCTCGGAGGTGGGCTTCACGCCGGTGGAGTCCGCGGACTCCGTAACCCAGCCGGCTTCCGGCAGAGTCGACAGAACCGGGAGGTGAGTGAGCTTGGTGCCCAGGTTGACAGTCGGGAAAGCCGTCAGAACAGTCGAGCCCGCGACAGCGGACTGCAACAGGGTCTGCGAATAGGCTTCCTGGATGATTGTTGAGACTTCGGACCGGTTGATATCGGCCATATCAAACTCCTTTCAAGAGTTTCAACCACCAACACGTAGTGCTGGTGGCTCATGTGCGTGGTGCGGAACTAGCCGCCCTTGTTGAACATCTGCTGCAACATCACCGCGGCCTTCTCTTTCGGGTCCAGACGGCTATCTGAGCCACTGGCACCCGAGGACAATCCCTTTTTCGGGGATTGACGAGTGGATTTGGTGAGGTCAGCGACTTCAGCCAAATATGCTTCGGCTGACGCTTCAAGCTCTTCCTGCGAGTTACCGCTGATGCGGTGCGCGGGAACACCCTTGGTGGAAGCGACCTGGCTGCGGATCGTGTTGAATCTCTCGGTTTCCAACTCTTGCTGAAGTTGGGTGATGCGCTGTTGCGCATCTTGCGCAACCGCTTTCACGTCTTCGTAGTCGGAGAACTTCGAGGCCTGCTTATTGAGCCGGCCTTTGATCCGCTGCTCGAACTCTTCCTGCGAGGTAATCGGTTTGAAATCAGAAGCCTCGGCAGAGGCTTCGTCAGGCGTGCCGGGAACCCAAGGTGTTTCACTCATTTTTCCTTCTCTCCGTGATTAGCGCCCCGTCGGGCTACCGATGTTTAACGCCCCGTACGGGCGACACCCATTACCGCTGGATGCGGGCGTAAAGAATTAGTTGTCGCCGGCCATCTCGCCTGGCTCGGGAACCAGGTTCATCCGCAACATCCACGAGTGGGTGCGGTGCGCGTCCTGGCGGTCAGCGAAAAAATTGGATAGGCCGTGCTCGTTGTTCTTCTCCGCAAGATCGAATGCTGCGGCGAACAACTCACATAGCGAATCGGAGTCTGCCAACAGCACCTGATAGTAGGTCATCAGGTCGAGGTCGTCAGCAGGCCAATCCCCGACGATGGACAAATTCGACATCTTGCCCAGACCGGTGGGCACAAACACCTGCGACTTGCGCAGATTCTCGGCGAACGGGTCGATGGCGGCTTCCACCTCGGTGTAGATCCGCTCAAAAAGCAGATGAGCCTCGTAGAAGTCGTCGCCCTGGACGTTCCAGTGCGCATCTTGCACCTTGATCAGGAACGCGTACTCCGAAGAGAACGCGGTGCGCAACGCGGAAGCAAAATTGGGGTCCATCACTGTGTCCTTCTCATGTGGTTGACAATGTCGTTGAGATTGCCTCCGACAGCGCCGCGGGCATCGTTGTATTCCTGAGTCCACGCTTTGACGTAGTCCGGTGGGGTCCATACATCGCCGCCCCGGACAGGGACCGCGATGCAATGGCAGTTGTCGTGCCCTTTCACCGCGCTCTGGGCGGTGTGGTAGACGGCTTCGCGGGTCGCTAACACCCGGCACCATGCGCAGGCGTTCGCCGACGCATACCGGGCGTATTTGACGTGTTCCCGTTGAGCATTGAGAACGACGGTGTCCCGAGATGCCCCAAAAATGTGGCGTTCGGTCGACCCAACCAACGCACCCATGGGGTCGATCTGTCCGAGTGCCCACCCGACGGAAGACTCCAGCACCCCAGATGCCGGCGGTGGCGCCACTTCCGTGGAGAACGCCGCGTTCGGGTCCAGTTGGTCATACCACTGCGCCGACAACGTCGCAGCCGCCCCAATATAGGGGTCCACGGTCGCCGGGTAGGCATCTTTGACCTGTTGGGCATCGGATGCATTGCCAAACATTTTTGATACCGCTGTGGTGGCAACGACGCCCAGTTTCAGCAACAGCCCCTGAAAGTTAGCGACTTCAGCGGGTGAGGGCACCGTTACTCATGGGCATGTTCGCCGGGGACGGCTTCGGCGCCGCCGGCATCTGTGACAGCGGCGGCGCGGGGACCGACTGTAACGCCGCGGCGAGCTGATTGGCCTGCCCGCGGCGCAACGCATCCTTGATGGACTGCGCTTTCTGCTGATTCACCCCGGGAATCAAATCAATCAATTCCTCGATGGGAACCCCGGCCGCCGACAACTTCGTCACACCATCAACGATTGCCCCGAACGCGCGGGCTTCGGTATCACGCCACATCACTTCCGAGGATGTGTCCTCGGCGGTGGCGGTGTCGCCTTCAATTTCGGCGGCCAGGCGAAACACCTGCTCCCACGATTCGCCGAAGCTGTCACGTTTGGCCAACAGTTTCCGCTGCTGGTTGGCCTCCGACGCCGCCAAGGCTTCCGCCGACAAGTTGACCATCCGGCCGGCGACTGAACCGGGCGACACCTGGGCGACCATCGCAATGTGGTGCGTGATTTCCTCAAGCACGGAGTTGTACTGCTCAAGGCTGGCCGGCTGGAACGAATCAACCTTCACATCGGAGTCCTCGAACGCCCACACCCGCCGCGCTGAAGCCTGCAACACTTCCGCCGAGGTTCCCGACCATCCGGTGATGACCTTCTGCGGGTGAGCACCGAACCTCGAGGCGATCAGACGGTCGAAATTCACCGAGTTCAACGTCTGCTGCAGACGGATCAGCGGTTCAATCTCACCCACGATCAGATCGTCGGCATCTCTACCGTTGATGAACCGTACGACGGGGCAATGCGACGCGCCGTGACGGATCGGGTCACCGATATCGGTGATGTTCAACGACCGCGCCATCAGGGTTTGATACTGCGACGCCGCCAACGCCGTCTCATACTGTGAGGAGCCGAGAGCGGGAATGGAACCCAAGTCCAGCGGATAAATGAATTCGTCGTCATACAGGATGGCTTTCCACCGCGGATGAGCATCGGTGGAGTCAACCCACTGCTCGAACGCATACTGCGGCCACACATCGACCTGCGGATCGACGTACACGGCCAAAATTTGGCGCGGGGACCGCGTTTTCCACACCGAACCCTCATCGCCCTCGGTCACCACAACATAGGAGGCGCCGTAAGTGACAGCGGGCCGGTGCACTTCAGCCTGGCGGGCATCCATGCGGTTGCGCTGCCACATATCCCAGGCCGGGGCGTTCTCTTTCGCCAACGCCGACTTGTAGCCGGTCACGCACAAGTTCTGCGTGAACGAATCCCGCACCAAACCCAAAACATTCTTGATTGACAGCCGGGCTAAATCTTTGATTTCGACCTCGGCACCCTCGGGGATGTGGGGGGCGCCGAGCTGGCCTGCCGTGAATCCATAAATCCGGTCCAGATAGGTGCGCTCGGACAAATGAAGCCGCCACATATCGTCCACAATTCCGCGGACGCCGTCATCGTCTAACACTGCACACCTCCTCTACACAAAGCACGCTTTACCGGTCCTGACTTTCGGTTTGTCCGCCACCTCACCGGAAGTGAGCCCCCATAACGCCAACGTGGCTGAGGTGACCGGGGTGATGTCGGATTCCGAATCTTTCCGCGACCATCCGAAACCGGAGTCGCCGATTTTGCGCTTGCGGGCCGCGCCGAGCGCTGAATTAAGTAATGGTTGATCAAGGTGACGGATCTGGCCGTCCATCACCGCGTCATAAAAACCGCCGAATGCGGCCGCCATTTGCCGGGCAGAGGTCACCGATACCGTCAACCCGCGCTGACGTAGCGGGTCGACGAACGAATACGCCGCCGAGGCCCCGTCGATGACAACAGCGCGAACATCGTGACGTTCACACATGTCGACGAACCGCTGCACACCCCAATCGGGTTCACCGCGACGCGATTCGATCACATCCACATAGGGCAGGCCGTCAACGGTCCAGGCAGCCGAGGCGATGGTGGCGGTAGACCGATCCGGGGACACATCGAAGGCGAATGCCACTTCCCCACCGGCATCGTGCAGGTTGGCGTCGGCAACAACAGCCCACGAGTCGGCCGAGATGACACGATGCGATCCCGCGGAATCCCACATGCCCAACCGTTCTCGGGCGAAACCTTCATCGGAGAAACGGGACCGCTCCCCTTCAATGACATCCCATTGCAGCCGGCCCCCCAGCGCCGGATTCACCGACGCCGCCGACTGCGGATCATCTAAATCGACGGCACCCGAACATGACCATTCGTGCCACGCCAGGCGCGACGATTTCCCCGACAGGGCATCGTCGCGGGTACGGGTGAACACTTCACCGTTTGCGGTAGGCCCTGGCGGGGTTCCTGTGAAAATCCACTGCGGATTTCCCAGCGGCGCCGCCGACGTCGTCGGCATCAGGGCTTCCAAAGCGTCATCGGACAGCTCTTGGGCTTCGTCACAAACCAGGATGTCCACGGTAAAGCCACGGCCGGACCCTTTGGAGCGGGCCACGAACTCCACCGACCCACCGTTGTTCAAGACGATCGCTTCCTGACCGTTGGTGCGGCGAATGTCCTTGACCAGCTCAGCCAACTCCGGGTATTTGCGCTCATTTTCGAAAAAGGACGCCAACCGAAGGAACGCTTTCCGCGCCGTCTTCACTTCGTGGGCGGTGTGGAGGAACTTCTCCCCCAACTGGACCATGCCGAACAGTTCCCTCATCTCAAGGATGGCGTTCTTCCCGTTCTGGCGTGGAACGCTGAGCCCGCAGGTGAGGTTGGCGAACTTGCCGCCCCGGCCCGAACGGGCCAACCAATCCTCGAGGACGAACAGCTGCCATTCATCGGGGGCCAACCCGTAGGCAGATGACAGAAAGGCGGCATCTTCGCCGTCTTCCCGATGCCTGCCTTTAGCCGCGACGTGAACTCTCGGCCTTTGAGCGCCGCGCGGCAAGTTCGTCAAGAGCGGTTCCCTTGTGTTGGACGGGCGCCAAACCATCCAACTCCCGAACGACGTCGGCAAGCTGTTTGGTGATCGGAGCAATGTCTTTGGGTGCCCCGTCGAACGAATCGACCAGGCGGGCCAGGTAGTCGCGCAATGAAATCAGCGCGGCTACCCGGTCGCCCGACGAAAACGCTTCGGAGATCACGCAGCCGGATCAACCGGACCAGTCGCACCCGGGTCGGCCGGCGCGGGATCAGTCGGCACCGCATCGGGGACGATGTTGTCCAGCGCCTGGGCGGCGGCGGTCAGAGCCGAGGTGTCGACCTGGTCGGCCACACCCGCGGTGATGATCTTGGCGTTCAGGTCGGCGATTTCGGTGAGGATTTCGTCCTTGGCCTTGCCGAGCTGGGCGACGACGGCGTTGATGGTGTCCTGAGTGCTCATAATCAATCCTTCAAGATGGTGGGTTTGCCTGTCGAGGTGTTCGACGAGGTGATCGTGGATTCGGCCGAGGCGAATGTGGGTGATGAGGGTGAAAACTGCCAGCGCAGAGACAATTACGATGGTCACTGACCTGGACTTTCGTTGGTCGGGGGGATATTTGCCGCAATGCCTG